TGCCATTGTTAAACTATGTTCAATTCTTGCCATAGTCTCTGGAGGTAATTTTCCAGCGCCAAGCTGCTTTAACTTAGAAAGTTTTTCAAACATTTGAGCTGCGTGTTCTGACTTAGTTAACGCATTAACTCCCATTTTTGCACCTTTAAATATTTCTCCCACAGGCACTAAATTTGTAGGGTCTGCAAAAACTTCTAGCCCTGCAACTCCTAAAGCTTTAGCAGCATTAATAGCGGCATTATCAGGTAATCCAGTAGCATCTTGAATTTTTTGCACTATAGCTTGAGCAGAATGTTCGGAATTGGATTTGTCTCCCTTTACTCCAAGAACTTCAGCTAACTTATTCATAGTGTATCGCTGAGGTGCACCTATAGCATCTCCAACTTTGGACAAAACACCTTTACTCTCAGACTTAGCAGCTGCCTCAGATTCTTTAGCCACTAACTTCTCAGCTTCGGCCTTGGATAAATTTTTTAAACTACTCGCTAGTTTATTGTATTCAGACATTAACTTTTCTTCTTTTTCTCTAAAGCAGATAATCGTTCATTCAATCTAGCTTGAGATGCAAGTATAGCAGAAAAAGAATCTGGAATAGAAACCATTTTTCCACCTTCAGTTTCTTTAACCATATTTTTGCCCATTTCAGACTTCTCTAAATCTTGTGCTAATACTCCAACTTTTTTACCTGGACTAGCACCTTCAGCTTCAGGTTCTTTGTACTCATAGCTGTAAGATTTTAGTTTTTCCAAAAACTTATCGACTTTTGCGCCTTCAGATTTAATATCTTTTTTATTATTTTTATCTGACATTAGCATGACCCCAGCAGCCGTACCCAAAGCACCCATCATAGCGGATGAACTGCTGTCCTTAGAACCCTGATTTGCTATATTAGTTTGTTGAGTTGCTTGTGCTTGAGCGAGTTCAGCTTGTTGCAATTCTCTTTTCGCTGCTATGTCAGCATTAAATTTATCTTGAATTAATCCAGATGCTCTAGTATCTTCAGCACCTCTTAAATTCATTAAATCTTGCTGAGCTTGTCTTTGCTCCATTATTTTTGCAGATGCAGAATCTTGAGCAACATTTCTATTCCCCATAGTCATTGCAGTTGCTAAGTTTCTAGAATTAGCTGCGCCACTTCCAGTTCTAGCAGCACTTTGAGCTGCCATTAGCTGCGATAGATTTCTATCCTGCGCAGCTTTCATCTGAGCTTGCGCCAAACTCGGACCTTGTCCCGACGCAGTCAATGCTAAATTCTTAGCAATGTTAGCACTGTCAAATGCAGTTGAAGTAGTGCCCTGTCTAGCAATTTGTTGTTGAAGCATAGGGTCAATGCGACCTTTTAATACATCCGCTTCTTCATTAATCTTAAAAGGAGTTTTATCAACTCTTGCAGGAGCAGCACCACCACCGCCTCCAAATATTCCACCAACTGCTTTTACTATCTTACCCATTAAATCTCCTTTTTATACCAAATTATATTTTGCTCAGCAGCATGAACCTTAAACCCATAACCTAATAGAACTAAATTTCTATAATGAGAGTTTTTAAGTGAAGGCACCACTGAACCATATAAACAGGCATATCCTTCTTTTTTCGCTTTATCTTCTATTATGTTCGCATATTTTGAAGCTATATCTTTTTCTCGATATTCCGGTAATACGAAAATATCTTCTATATATATTCCATCGTCCATTACACCATAAATTACAAAGCCATGTTCATCTTCATACATTTCATAGTCTTTTAATTCTTTAATATATAACGCATATTTACTTTTCATATTGGATACTTAAGTCATTTTGTTATACTTAAGTTGCTCCGTATTTGTTGGTAGCTGGCATAGCAAACTCCCCAGTTTTTAATCCAACTTTAAATGTTAAAGCACTTAGGCTTAATCCTTCTCCAACTGTATCTTGCGCATCTTCAATACTTATTTTGATTGCTGTGCATTTTTGCCTAGCTAAGTCCACTCTCATTTGATATAGATTTTGGTCTAAATTTCCGCCATAACCTATAGTATCTGGAGACCCATATGGGCTATAACCTCCGTAAGGCGTAGCATCAATAAAATCTGCGGCACTAATTACCACTTCATCTACAAATGCATCTACAAAGTTATAAGCAATTTTAACTCGCAATTTATGCGCAGATTCATAGTTGCCTAGAATTAACGCATGATATACTCGTTGAAAACCTTGTATATCCATTAAATATAACCAGCTAGTCTCTACTTTAAACTTAATAGGACTATTTGAATCAGAAAAACTGCTTCTGTTTTCTTTGTAAAGTATTCCATCTTCTCTTATATAGTAATAATCGTTTTCAATTACTACGCTACTAATTCCACCATGATTTTGGAATGTAGCCCAACGGTCAAGATTGTAGTTATACACCAAAGCAATATTGTCGGTTGTTAAAAATCTAATTTGGTTTAACTCTCCAATAGTCTGAGCAGAAGTAATTTCCATATTGTTAAACTCTTCTACTTTATCTCCTACGTAATTGAATGCTAAATTTTTACCCAAAAGCCAAATTCCTTTTCTGCTTTTGAACATGATACCCAATGGAGTGTAAACTGTGCTGCTAGAATTAATGCACCCTAAATCAGACGCTAACAACTCGGGTTTTGAAAATGGATTCCCTTGCAATGTATTGGATAGTCCGTCACCAGAAATGCAAAATGTTGCGTCACTTTCATAAGCAATGAACTTATCATCCATAGAAGCAATCTCAGTTATTTCTCCACCGATTGGGTCAAAATCTGCTGTTATTAAATCAGTGAATTCTACAGGCTTCCCCTCTTCAACTTGTTTACTAAAAGTAACTTTATTAGAATCCTCCCCAACAACTGCAAGCCTACCTTGATAAGTAGTTATTATGCCAGAACTTGGAGCAACAATATTTTCTATAACTCCACCAGTAGTATAAAGCAACTCACGTTTTATTAAATCTGTATCAGAAATACCATCAACAATAGTAATACTGTCTACCGTAGGGTCACTAAAAACTGGGTCTAAATTATCTGTAACTTTATAGTAAACAGTTCCATCAGCTTCTGTGCGATATAAGTCCAAAACTACATTAACTTTTTCAGTTATGCGTAGAGTAGGTATTCCAATACTTTGAGTTTGAGTAGAGGTACCGCCGCTCAATATAATATCCAATGCTACAGGCGTAGGGGCACTCATATGGTCTCGGCCAGTATTGTCCGTCCAGCGATAGACAGCAGCGTAACTGTAATTTCCGTCGCCCATAGAACCGCCAGTAGTAGCTGTACCAGCATTAGTCAAAGTTTCAGGAAACACATTGAATCCGTGCTCGACTACTACAGCTCCATCATACATTTTCAGCACTCCAGAACAGATATGCAAATTTTCTGCTAAAAACGCATTTTTAAAAACTTTTACAGGGGCAAAATTTAAAGTAGTACTGTTAACACCAAGCAAACTATAAAATGCATTGTTGTTACTAAAACTTCTGCCTTTAACTTGATTAGTAATTAAAAAACTATTATCGTCAATTTGGAAAACTGCCACTAGCACCCCAGCATCCGAAACACCCGATGCATTTTGATTGCTAAATTTATTAACTAACTTTGCATTTTCATCTATTACAAAGTATGTAGGTTGTAGTTGAGAATCATGAATTACAGTTACAAATATTATATTGTTATACACAAATGGTTTTGATGCCAGTCCTACAGAGCGCATAAAATTATTGTTGACGTTAGTGATTGTACCAACTACATCAATTTCTGCACAACTAACTTTGTGATTTTCAGGTTCAGTATCAGAAACTTCCCAAAAAATTTTGTAACCACTATAGTCCATTTTTTGTGCAATACCTATATTGCATACATCAGCAACCGCCGCAATTTGTGTAGGAGCAAGGATTTGTGAGGCTAACGTAAAGGGATATATTGCATACCTCAATGTTAATCCATCGCTCCATGCAAAAATAACTCTATGCTGAGCATCTGCAAGGACAGTTAAAGCCACGCTAGCATCTTCACCGGTTAAACTAGTAGAACTAGAACTGCTGTCGCTCGCGTCAATTCTGTAAATTGAAACTTCAGCCGCAGTGGAATTATAAGTTACAAAAATATAGTTTTGCGCAGAAGTTGCATCTATCAACGGAGTTGAGGCATTTAAGTTCGACTGAGATGTAACTTCTGCACCCAAAGTCCCAGGTTCACTCAATTCAAATTTTCTAAATTTTATATTTGTAGTGTCACCATATATTATATATACAGAATTTTGTATGTTGGACAAAATAGGCCGAAAGCCTGTAACACTCACTTCTTGGTCTGCAACAAGAAAATTTTTATTAACAGTATCCATTACGCTATAATGCACACCGCCAGAACTATCTTCCCAGGCATAAATTTCAAAATTCTCAATAAGCAGTCCAGAAGGTTTTGTCTGCTCGTTAGCATTTCTAATAATTGCTTTTGACTTTACTTCTGTAGGGTATACCGTACCTTTTTTTGTAAATGTGGAAAGTGATGGAGAATAGGCATACAAACTTTCTTTGTTCATTAGCACTAATTCTTTTTTGTATTTTGTAGAAACTAAAACATCTGAAATTTGACTGCCATCAAGCAAAGTCAATGGAATTTGGTCATATCCGTTTCTTTTTTTAAGAAGTTTTAATGTTTCATAAACTACATTTTCTGCACGACGTAAATACCCAGGCTCATCCTGCTTAGGGTCCATTTTGGTATTTAAACCTTTATCAATAGGTAAAGCAATAATACTTTTATTCAAAGCCATTTTTAGTTCCTAAATTAAACAAGTAACCAGTTAGACACGCCATCAGATACTAATTCTGTAGATGCAAATGGAGAACTAACAGTTAAACTAGATTGCAAATCTATAGTATCTGAACCTTGAATTGCAACTGTAATATTATTTGAATCAGCTAAACCTGTTTTATCTTTTAATATATAAATTCTACCAGCAACAACGCTAGATGCTAGTGGAAGTGTAATAGTTCTTGGTGCGTTTGTATCTATAGCGACAACAACAAAAGTGTCTGAAGGAGAAATAACCAAACTTCCAGTAGCAGTCGTAAACCCGTAACTCTCTACAGCACTTGGAGTAGAGACGAGTGAGCCTCCGTCTGTAATTTGAACAGCAACCCCAGAACTATTTGTGTAGTACAAGTCCCCAGATACTGCGTATGTCGAAGTAGAATTCAATACTCCAGTTTGAGTGCTAGTTAGATTTTGAAATTTTAAAGTTTTAACATTTGTTGCAGAGTAATTGTTGAACGTAAGGTCAGAATTGATGCTAATTCCTGCTGTCTTAATTGTTACGCCTTTGCCGGAACTATGGTCATGTTCGTCAACAGTTTCGAATGCGGCGTTAATTTCGGTAGCCCACTCAGGCCCGAGAGTTTGCAAAACTTCTGGTAATTCCAGGTTCATGAAAATAGTAGCCATAATATTCCTTTAAAAGCACCAAATATCTATTTCAACATTGGCACTGCAATTTAAAATAAGGGTCAATTTCTTCAATGTATTACTATCTTGAGAATCCCAGATTATAGAATTAGCACGTTGCCTAACAACTACAAATCCCTGTAACTCTCTTTCTAATTTGTGGCTGATTATATTATTCTGACCACTAACTAGTACTACATTTTTAATTAGAACACCGTTAAGAATATCTTTGGACATAATTTCACTGAAACTAGTCTCAACATTATCTTGAAACTTTGAAGTTTCGGTTGAACTATTCGCTAATTTCTTGAAGGCTTTCACTAGTAGCCCCAGTCATCTTCTTCTGCATAAATATCGGATACACTAGATGGTTTGTTTGCATCTCTGTTTGCTGCTTTATCCACAATACGTTTACGTAAAGCTTCTTTCTGCATCACTAAAACAGTAACGTCGGATTCTTCTTTTTGCATACACTTAATTGCTGCATCAGTAATTACGTATTCAGAATAAGCGTTTAAATCGTTAAGCTCGTCAGTGTCATTAACTAATTTTGTTGCAACTGGGACATACCATATTTTCACATTTACATTTGAATCAGGAGTAGGTGCGAACATTATATTGTCGCCTAGCAATCTATATCTTATACCAGGAAGGCCCAATACGTTCCACGTACCAAGATTTTGCCAACGATTTCTTTCATTAAAATTAAACTTATCAATTGTGCACCATCTGCCATTTTCTATTTCAATGTCTACGCCTTTTAGCTCGTAGAAATCTGCAGGTAAAGCATATTGATTTGTATCTGCAACTGTAGAAAATTGATAAGGGTCGACGACACCATACTCTGAGCCATAAGCTTCTAAAAGCAGGTCTTTTAGCTCTGCAATTGAACTGTTTATGTATCCAGTTAGTTCAGCATCTGTGACAAACTTACTTTTCTCTTGGTCTGCACGTTGTCTTGTTTGTAATCTTAATTCTACTAGAGTGATAGCCATAGCTACTACTCCATTTCAGATTCAGAAGACTCTTCGGGACTCTCATCCATGCACATTTGAACAAAAGACTTCATAGCATCTTTTAAAGCTCTTTTATCTTTCTTTTCGAAAGCGTCCATAAGCTCATCAATTGCAATGTCATAGTCATCTGGAGAATCCATTTTAGCACCGTCTTGTTCTGGCGCGTCTTTTACTTCTCCATCTTTTTTCATACGTGAAATAATCACAGAAGCTACATTTTTTTTATCATCTTTCATAAACATAATTAAAATCCTTGTGAGTTTTTGAGTTCTAATTTTACCAAGCAAGACGAAGCTGCGGGCATATCTGTAGGAGTTGCACCAGTTAAAGTTAGAAATCGAATAATTTTTGTACTAGAAACTGTTTCAGAGTGTATTTGAAATCTTAGGTCTACAGCACTACTTTGCAAGATAAGTCCTTTGAAAGATTTTAATGAAGAATACGCATCTGACAAAGTTATAGAGTAATCGCCTACACCATTTTTAGTAACTGAGGCAATACCTACGCCTGAATTAATAACTGGTAATGCATCTATTCCATTTGCAAAAGTTGCAACAAGCCCATCACCCTCACCTGCATCAGCAAGTGGAGTACTATCCCCACCAGTCGCAGTTTGGTCATTACGAAGCGAAGATGCATCTGTAATTGTAATAGTTTTTCCAACTACTGCTCCTGTAGTAATAAGCTCTGCCAACTCTTCGGTAGTCAAATCTACAGGGGTTGCAGTATTATTAGTACCATCGTTAGGTGTAATTGTACAAGTAATTGCAGCAGTAGTTCCAGTGAATGCAGCTAAAACTGTATCCGTAGGGTTTGCAGCAGGGGCTAAAACTTGTAATGTAAATGTATTCGCATTTCTACCATCACCAGTAGCAACTGAAGTAAGTATAATAGGCTCAGTTGTAGCAAGTGAAGCGGTAGCCGCAACTTCAGCGGCCATAGTACATTTTAGAAAAGCGTCTTTCACTTCTCTTTCTAGAGATTGTTTTTTATTGAAAATACGACCAGCAAAGTTAGACATATGCCCTACCTTACGCTACACTTGTATTTTTAACTTCAATCTTTAACAAAAGCACTTGACCACTTGAGGGGTCTGTAGCTGATGCACCAGTTAAAGTCATGAAATTGATTTGTTTAGTAGTAGACACTGTTTCAGATTTTAATTGAACTCTGATGTCTTGTGCAGTAGATGAAAGAAAGATTGCCTCTACGAATTTTAAAGATACATAGTTATCTTGTAGTACTAGTGTGTAGTCTCCAGCACTATTTCTAGTGATAGATGCCATACCGTAGCTAGAACCGCTAACTAATGTAGGTGCTCCAGAAGACCCAATACTGATTTTGCAGTAAAGTTCTTTAACTTCTTTTTCTAATGATTGTTTTCTATTGAATGAACGATTAGCCATATTTCTCCTTTTAGTCTGGGACAGTTTAAAGTCGCAGCGGGCTTTGTTTGTACATATGTTAAGTTGTTATATATAAAAAAAGGCTACTCAGTTCAGAGCAGCCTTTCAAGGTTTTGATTAAAAAAGCTAGTATTTCTACTAAGCTAATGCTATGCGGGCGTTACGGCCGGGCGCACGACAGCCAAGTTGTGCATAATAAGTCACTCTAACTTGAACACCGTCAGCGTCAGATTGTCTTAACATTTTCAAACCATCAGAATCAATAAGTCTTGGAACTTTTCCAAGGCTGTAAAGCTTCCACATATCCAATTGAAGTAGATAAGCTACATCATTTTGGCAGTTTTGGTCTGGCATAACTTTTACAGGCCCTTTTGGTCCGTGAACCATTACACCTCTGAAAGAAACAAAAGCTTCTCCAGTTTTAACGATTTCGTCGATGTAACTAACTTTAGAACCAAGAGACTTAACTAGTTCGTCCCAACGTTTGAAGTTCATGAAGCAGTGAGTTGGTTTTCCACCTTCTCTTGCAACTCTATGAATAGCACCGATGATAGCTTCTTCGATAGGCAAAGCAGAACCGTCATATCTGATACCGCCAAGTCTTGTAACATCGACACTTCTGTCAACGCTGAAGAATGGAGTATTAGTTGGAGCAGATGCTGGAATCCAAGCAGACAATCCTTTAATTTTAGAATTGTAATCACCATCAATGAAAATATAATCATTTGCAGCAACGCCAGCACCAGAATCAATCGCAGTCAAAGCATCAACTGTCAAAAGACCGCTATCTCTGTCAACTGCAGTTACAGATACTGTACCAGACTTAAGTGAACCAGAACCGTCAGCAGTAGAGAAAGCTAATTCCATACCAACTTCAAAGTTTGTTACATCTTCAGGTTGTTTAAGTTGAAGTGAAGTACTAGATACACTTGCATTACATTGTCCAATTGACCCTGAACCGCTTCTGTATAAAGCTACAGCAAGTGAACGAGTAATAGAGTTAATTGCACCGTCAATTTCAGTAGTTGTTGCTTCTAGAAATGCGTTAGCATTGCCTTTTGAAGCTTCAATAGTTTCATTGTCGATGTAAGCCACTGAGTAATCTTTGTTTCTTGTCAAAACGAAGTCAGTGATTTGGGAATTAGTTGCACCAGCTAATGCTTTTGTAATATCAGCACTTCTGTTTTGGGGGTTTCCAAAAATGATTGGAATTGGGAGGTTTTTACCACCAAATTGTTCATATTTTGAAAGCATAGCTAACAATGGGTTATCGTTGTATCAAATTTGTTATCGTACAGGCTCTTTATCCCATACTTCTTATCATTACTGATAAGTTCAGAGTACATTTTCATCCACGAAGGATGCCGGACACTCTTGGAAAGATTATATTCTGTTTCTTTTCACTATATTTTCTTTGTACCATAAAGGTTGCAAATTTGTATAGTGAGCAGCTTTTTTAAAATCCTCATAGTTACTGAGGTTAAAACTTGATAATGGAATTATATGGTCTAAGTGCCATCCAGTTATAGAGTGGTTATCCCAACTCATTCCTGGTTTAAATAAAGATTCAATATGAGCTTTAAACTCTGAAATACTACATCCTAAATCTCTAACAAAGGACCCAGATTTCCACTGACTTCTTAATGCCTTGTTCATTCTATTTCTTAGTGTATGTCTAAGTTTGAACTCTACATCAGTTCTTAACTTGTCTAAGAATAAAGCATTAATTCTATCTTTATTTTCCATGCGATAATTTGCTTTATACCGCTCTAGTTCTTTTTTATTTTCTGTAGCATATTGAGACATATATAATTTTCTATTTTCAGACAAAGGACGGTGCTTTCTACAAGCTCCTATCTTATTATCCGTTCTCAATTTTTTACTACAAAAGCTACACAGTTTCACTTTCTACTCGTTACGGTTGTTGTATATTTTACTATATCAACTTACCTCGGTATTGTCCACTAAATAATGGATTTCCACCGATTTTGCCCAGTCATAATCCTAACTGTCTCCAATTAGGACGGCATACTACTTTACCATGTTTTGTATTTTTTCATCAGTATAATGCACCTTAAGCGCGGCATCAAACGAATTCATATCTAAAGACATTTTAAATCTCCTAAAAAGTGAACGTAGGTTTAAACTCTGTTAAACTCTAAGTTCGGTTATTATTAAATAATGTGTTGCGCTTTTACTCTTGCCAACGAAGCAGTTTTGCTGCCGTAGCTAAAGATTCTTCATTACTTATTGCGCGTTTCTCATTACCTGTCACACTTTGCGATTGTGTATTAGACAGAGTAATTGACGCTTTTTTTGGTTCACTTTTTGGCTCATTACCTGGATTAGCCCCAGTTAGCTTTTTGATTTTGCTCAAATTTAATCTTTTCTTAGCTTCTTCGAGCAGGTGATTCTCAACGAGGTCAGCCGCGTCTTTTATTTCTAGAAACTCTCCCAATCCTGTTTCTGGGTCTTTAGTTTCATTCCAATGCTGAGTGATGACATCGTAAACTAGGTCTACTGCATCTTCACTCTGAATTAGTTCATAATCTTCATTTTTTTCTTTTACAAACTTACCAATATCTTTTTTGAAATTAGTTATAGTTTCTTCAACTTGCTTTTCATCTTGAGAAAGTTTTTGTTTCTCTTTCTCTTCACGTTCTTTTGCAAGTTCATCTTTTATTTGTTGCAACTCGGATTTATATCCAGACTCAATGTCTTCTCTCATTAATTTTAACTGCATATCTTGTGGTAGTTTACCATCATTTAATGCAATGTTAACGATTGTATCTAAGTCAAATCCAGCTTCTTTTAGTGTTCCAAACAAGTCTTGTTTTAAACGCTTTTCAAATGGAACTACTGGGGCTTTAACTTCTTCTTTTACTTCTGGTTTAACATTTAGCTTTTTTTCTAGTTCAGATAACCTTTTCTCTGTGGCTTTTAACGCTTTCTCTCTTCTATTTAGAGCAGCGAACTTAGCGGCGAACTTATCATCTTTTTTATCTTCTACTTTTGCATCTTCAACTTTTTCAGTTTTGTCTGCCTTGCCTTTGGAATCTTGTGCTTCTAAACTTGCATTTATAGCGGCATTTTTAGCCTCTACACTTGCATCTACTATTGCTGACGAATCGGTGCTGATTATTCCCTTACTTTCTTCCATTTTATCTCCTGTTACGTGGTGGACTTTATGTCCGCTTATTAATAAGCATTTAGTTTCATTATAGTATATTTGTTATTGCGGCATTGTTACATCAATTGGGATTTGACTATCCATTGTTTGAGGACTAGCTGGAGCTTGTTGAGGTATTTCTCCTGCCATCGGAGGTTGAGCTGATGTATTATTCATTATTTGAGCCTGTGCTTGTTGTGCACTAGCAAGGTCTGCAGCATTTTGCGCTTCCATCTGAGCTTGCATTTGTTGCTTTTGGACTTCCATTTGTGCACGGTCCATAAGCGACTTAGCGTCTTCAATCCAACGTCTAAATAATTCTAATTTTGCATCTGGAGCGCCTTTTGAGCGAAATAAAAGATAAGCTTGCTGCATTTTGACTATACCGTATTCTAAGTTTTGATATGGCTCAGGAGTAGTGTACTTGCCATCGTCAATCATATTCTCAATAGCACGCTCAATATCCTCAACCCCAGCATTGCTGTAATTATAGAAAGCTTCCAAATCTGGAAAGTCTAACAACTTCATTGCATCTTCTTTTGACACAAATCCCGCTTGAATAAGTTCTTGTACATCTTGTAATCTAGATGCGGGGCTAGTAGATAAAGCAGAGGTGGGGAAAATAGACATTACGTACTGGTCTTCATCAAGCTCAACTTCTTTCCATTTAATAGTTTTGATAAAGTTTTTGCCTTTTACTTTTACTTTATATCCTGATTTATTATCTGAATCTTCGGACTCATTAGAACGCATTTCTTCATCAAGCTCTTTAGCTAAAGATATCATCTGTTTTGCTGCATCCATAAACGCTTTTTCATACCGTTGTGCTACAGACATAAACCGTTCAGTTTCTAAATCATTAAATTCTCTAAGTGCTTTACCGCTGTTTAGCCCTGATGGTTTTGAACTATTAGCACTTAATTGAGATACTCCAATAATTTCATATGCGCGGGAATACAATCTATCTAAATGTGCGAATAACTCTGGAGGAATGGAACCCAGTGCTGATGGAATTGGAGGATTGCCAGAATACTTAATAATTCCACCAATTTTGTTGTCAATATGAGAATCAACAATCTTGGAACTTGCCTCTATAAACACTTTAGGAATTGAAACTAAGTGCATCGAAACTTGAATAGTTTTTAAAATTTTATTTATTTCCAATTGCAGACCTTGCAACTGTTCACTAATGCCCTGACCAAAGAATCCTAGTGGCCTAACACCCCAGCGCCAGAACACGAACGGAAAATAATCTTTTTCATAATCTTCTGAGAATAAAGTGCTATTTTCGATAGCAATACAATGTTTACCATCCGTTGCATTTGGGCCTGATTTTAATCTCCAAGATTCAACTACTAGTAATAAATCAGAATTGGTTTGAGCCGTGTTCATATACGAAGTTTGTTCCATTCCACAGTTCGTAATTTCGTATTTTTTATCTGGAAACATTTGTATTAGCATATCTTTGTGGATATACTTTTTTTGGTGCATTTGTCTCGGTTCACCATAGAATGCTTCTTTATCATCGACAATAAGTTCGTCGATAAAAATACGTTCAACTTTTATTTCACTATTCTCTTTGAATATTTTTAGACATCCCGTACCGAAAATACAACTATCTTGAAATGCAATAGCAGCTTTTGAATAAAAATCTGTAGCCTGAAATTGACCCTCTGCGAATTGATTTAATTTTTTTGCTCTAGTTTGTTGCGACCAGTCTCCGCCTTCTGTGAGGAAAGTAGGCTTTGGGCGGTTTTTGCTAACTTTAGAAACAACTGTATCAATCATGGATTGCACAATATTTAGCGTAACCCTGTTTTGAACATTGTTTGCCTGTTCTTTTCTCAAATACTGATAAGAACGAAGATTAAACAATTCAAAATTGCCATACATCTTCATAAATTTAAAGTTTTCATTTTGTCTATAAGATTGGTCGGTATCCAAGTATTTAATATAACTAAACACGGAATTAGCGATTTTATCGTCTTTTAGAGTCCACCAACTATAATTATTTTCAGACATTTATATACCTATTGATTACTGCTCCAGAATAAATCTGGGTCTTCTTCAGTATCTTGTTTTGTTTCAGAGGTTTCTTTGATAGGTGTTTGGCTTGGCTTTGAGAGTGCAATTTCTATATCTTCTGCGAACGCATAATTACTAATCTCAACTTCTATATTGTCTACTTTAATACGACTTAGTTTCTTACTTCTAGCCCACATAATGAAACTTTTTAGCTCTTTTACGTCTTTAAACACGCGTATTTCTCCTATAACAATCTAGATTCATTTGTTATTTTGTTATTTCTAATCGTCTTGGGTTATAAAATCTATGTCATCTTGGTCTATATCCAGGGACTTATCTCGCATAGATTCAGCTAGTTCTGCCTCAGCACGCTCCTCAGCGGCTTGAAACCACTCAATAGAGTTTATAGCGGGCTTTACTGGCAATGCCTCAGCAAGAAAATGGCGGCATTCTCTCCAAGCGTACAAAACTGCATCATTGATGTCCGAGTGGTATGAGTCTGATATTTTTAGTTTTTGCTGCAATACTGTCTTTTGGCTACGGTCCCATTGTACAAGGTAGCAATCTTGCTCGAATCTGGAATCTGGTTTTGCTTTAAATTTGCCTGTACGTAGGTCATCATTTAAAAGCTCTATAAACTCTACTTTTCTTGCCTTATCCGCAGCTTCAACGAATATTCCGTGTCTTTGCGTAATTTCTTCTTGAATTTTTTTACCAAGGGCACCCGCATCCATTACCATACGAACAGGTTTGTATTTTTTCTGCAATGTTTTAATTTGATTTACAAGCGATGATATGTCCTGCCTGTCTTTAATAAGTTCTTCTACTAAATATACGTTTTTAGTTACATAGCTGTAGCCCAAAACAGCAATAGCATCTGAATCATTAAACCCAATATCTATACCAAATATGTACTCTAATGTTTCAATTTCAGGTGCAGTTCCAATATTTTTTTCTTTTGTAAACTTAAATACTAACGCATCTGGGTCATAAACCCAACGTCCATATGTTTCTCTAATATAGCCAGGGTCTTGTTCGTTGATTCCTTTTACTGCACGTTCTTCAGCTAAAGTCTGCTCTAAATTTAACATAAACGGATTAGAAAATGCATCCCAATGGTGACTTGACCAGAGTTCTGAGTGAGTGTAATCGTAAAATGCACCAGCAGGGATTGGTCCAGGAGTTCCAGTTATGCTTAAGTCTCCGCGCAAATCTCTCAAAGCTGGCATCAAAATATCATTAACTAAGTATGTAAGGTAAGGCCGAAAAGATTGACCTTCGTCTACCTTACATTTACGAACCTTCAATCCTCTATATAATTCACACTGAGCTTCATCTTTTGCTCCACCAAGGCGTATAATACTTCCTGTATCTATAAAAGTCATTTCCATTCTAGTATCATCAGTTTTAATATTTAATTTATATTCATCTGCTAACCGCTTTAGCTCGGGCCATAGAATTTGTCTTGCAGACCTAGACGTAACTGTAATGTATAAGCACAATACATTTTTCTCATTTAAGCAGCAATCTATAAACTCTGCGGCTATGGAGGTGGTTTTACCAGCTCTACGAGATGTACAAGCAGTTTTAAAACGAGAAGGGTCTTGAATGTATTTCAATTGAGCAGGGAAGCAAAATTTGTCAAGGCTGAAGGTTTTTGCAACTCCAGCCCTTTTTTCTAATTCTTTGATTACTGCGTCAAGGCCGTTTTTATTTTTTTTAGCCATTATTCAGCTTTCTTAACTACCTTAGCTTTTACTTCTTTGTTTACTTCTTTTAGGTAAGAAATGTTTGCAAATGGAACAATTAAAATGTCTTTTGCTTTTTGGTCTGCACCAACATTATATTCGTAGGTAACCTGTACTCCAATTCCTGGTACAACTTCCATTTCAAAATCTCTAGTTCCAGCAATTCTATGACTAAAAAAGGTTAATTGCCCTCTAGAACCTTCCATTTTTATAGATTGGTATGTTTGAAATTCTTTTACTTTCATATTACTACTCCTTTAGTTTCAATGGCCCTGCGACCAATGGACATTTACTGTAAATTGCAACTGCACTAAAAATACTGATTTGCACTTCAACTTCTTCTCGTGCATCTATAAGGTCTTGAGAACATTTCACTAAAGCTATTCTATCAGCAGAATGTTTAGTTAAATTATCCGCACCGTAAATCCAAAACTGGTCTTTTGCTTTTTGTCTGTAATCTTCTAAAGTCATTTGAAGTCTGTTTGCGTTTATAACTTCCATTGATGCGACGATAGATTTCCAAAAAGCTAATTGCTGCTCGACTTCTCCTTCTCCAAATTGTCCTTGGAATCTACCCGCTGCTCTGTGAAACATCATAGTTGAATTTGCCATTACTATTCGTTCGCCAGGTAAAGCTTGTACTATTGCAGAGCCCATAGATGCAGCAAAGATGGAAATAGTTTTTAAGTTTTTAATTGTTTTCGCAAATTCAATTAGGGAGCTACCATTCT